GCGTCAACCGAGAATCCCCAGTCAGCACCCAGCCGGTGAATGGCCTCTGCTGGCGCGATAAATTCGTCAATCTTCCAGTTTCTAAATACCCTACTGCTGCTGTTTCGCAGGTATTGACCCATCCAAACGTGCTGATATTTGTCAGGGTCACGCCGCTTGTCGTACTCCATTTCGTCCTTCAGGACTTGTGGAAACCACGGATTCTCGCCAAAGTTCACTTTGATGACTACCGTATCGCTTGGCGGCTCTGGCCCACGCAGTAGAAAATCCACTGGGTCGGATTCCTGGCGAGGATTCCATGTGAACCACAATTCGCTGTTGGGTTTGCGGATTGTTGGCCTCAATAGATCAAGGCTCGTCTGGCTTAATGACTGGGCTTCCTCCACCCAAGCGCAGTCGTAGCCTTCTAGCGATTTAATGCTGTCGGCGGTGTGGTTCTGCATCCCTTGGAAAATAATTGCCCCATCGCCTTTTTTCGACTTGATGACCGAATCCTGTACTTCAAAGTAAGCGCCAGCGTTCATCGCCTCGATCTTGGTTTCCAGCAGGCGTTTGACTGATTGGTTAAGTGACTTCTGTATTTCACGGACGCAAACGCTTCTGCGCTTGGGGTCGAGGATGTGCTCTTCAATCATCAGCTCGGCGAAGGCGTGGGACTTTCCTGACCCTCGACCACCCCATGCGCCCTTGTATCGGCTTGGGCTTGTCAGTGGCAATGCCCACTCTGGCGTTTGTATTTGCAGGGTTTTACCCATTTTTGATTACTACACGTTCGATCTTTGTAAATTCTAGCGGCACACCATCTGCGCCAGTTACCTCATGCTTTTGCGTTTCTGCCCAGCGCATCTGTGTTTTGCTCCACCAGATTGCCGCAGTCGTGTCGCCAGCCATCACCTTGCTGAAAAGGGTTTTGCCAACTTGGGCGTTGGCTTTGGCTTTGCCTGATTGCAGTTCTGCGCTGAAATGCGCCCGTAACGTGTCGATGTGTATGCCATCACGTACCAGTGAGCCGATTTGATCGATGGGCAAACCGTAGCCAGACAGGGCTTCTACCTGTTTTCGCTCGGCAACAGTCGGCTCAAAAGCTGGTCTGCCAGCCCCTGGACGTGCGCCGCCATTTGGGCCGCGCTTTTTATATGTTGGTTTTTCAGTTTGCTTCATATATCACCAGTATGCGTTAAAAGCCTTGAGTGGATAGAATACCAAACTATTTCGATACCCACCCTCTGCTGTTGGGCGTATGGGCGTAACTCCATGTACATTGCGCCAAGCGGGATATACCAGCATTGAACTATCTCTGCTGTCTACGGTTGCGCCGTAATCAGGAACTGTCGTGTTTCCGCCTCTTGCATTTTCCTTTTTCGCAATGATGACATTCACACATCCCTCTAGATTCCCTGCGTCTCTATGGAAAGGCGCAGGAATGTTGAAGTTGCTAATGCTAGATGTGAATAATTCCCCAAACCTAAACTTTGGAGGCACTTTTTCACTGATGATGCGCTTCTGTGTTGTGTAAATTTCTGGTGTTATTTCTTGTATTAGCTTTTCTGATTCTTTGCACAGCATTAGCATCGCTTTGATAAATGTTTGCGCTGATTTAACCTGATGGACGCTTGATATTGCAGGGTATGGGCGTTTCATATGTGGTTTTGGTGGGCATCCGCCCAAAATGGTGCTGTACTGTTTCACTTCAAATTCGCTATCCCGCATCCCGCTTGAACGTCGCATCTCGCTTTTTGGGACTCTATCACTTAACAATTCAGAGTTGGCAACATCGGCAAGTTGCTTAATTTTTCCAGTCAATTCTTTTATGTAAAAGCCAACAGGCACACCATCAAACAAGAACAATGTGTCCTCAGTGACGTTTGGCTCAATGTCACCGCATACATCGCCAATTTTCACATTATGAGATATTTTTATCAGTTCGATGTGCTTCATATCAATCCTATTTTGCGCCTTACTTTTGCTATGTTGCCGTCAGTACCATAAATCCGGATGTGCGTTCCGTGATCCCACCCAGGCTTGTCAGCTATCTTAACAAGCGGGTCGAAACGGTTGGCTAGATATGCACATTCCTTCATCCTCAGAGCTTTGCGCTCTGTGGTGCTACCAAAGCCTCCGGCGGTATAACGCTCAAAATAAGGCACGCACCAATTAAGGATCAGAACATTTTTATGGCGCACTAAATTTTCCGCTGTCCATGCAACATCATCAATCAATTGCGCGTTCAGGTCAAATTTGTAGTGTGATTTTTTTACAAGCCAAAAACGCCCGTCTGCTAAACCACGAGTGCCAAACTTTTGCCGCAGGTTCATAGGATTATCGTGTAAACCAAAACCAACCAGATGGATGTTGTTTTTCTCTGCTAGTTCAATCAACTTTGGAAACCAGGTAAACATTTCTTTCAGCGGAATTTTGTTTTCTTTTCTCAGCCTGTATTTACCCTGATTATCGATATTTACAGGTATTGTGCTAGTTTTGCTAAAAATGTGTTCTTTTGGGTATGAGTAAATTTTCTGGAAGTCATCACACATAAACACCGCCCATTCCCCGATGTCCATCATGTCTAAAGCTGTGTTGCGTTGGTAAGCCAAGCCTTTACCGTTGTTAGTCACTGTGGCTTTGCCGTGTATCGTGCCTCCTTTCACAAACTTTTGCAGGTCATCGGCGTTATGCACTAAAACATTATGTGCAATGCCGTTTTCATTCAATGCTTTACTTGTTGTGGCGGTTTCGTAACGGTTATAAAAAAACGTAAATACTTTCACAGTTTCGCTTTTTCATTACGCAAGTGATTAATCATCATCATGCCTACATAGGCTTTTTGCTCACGCCAAAACTTCACAAGTTCTTGGGCCTCTTCGTAATGTTCAGGTTCAAATTCAATTTGAACGGCTTTCCTGACCCCATCGGCCATTTCTTCTAGCTGATCATCAATATTTGCGCCATCCAATACAGAATAATCAACATCAGAATTACCAAATTCCGATGGGTCAAATCCGATTAATTCTAAGTTGAACCCCATTTCTCCGATCTCTCCCAACTCCAAAGCCAGCATCACATTGTCCCAGCCAGCATTCAACGCAAGTTTGTTGTCAGCCAACACATAAGCACGTTTTTTGGCTTCACTCCAACCCTTTGCCACCATTACAGGAACTTCAGTCATGCCCAGCTTTTGTGCCGCCAAAGTGCGCCCATGACCCGCAATAATACCTCCCTGCTCATCTACCAGCACTGGTGTTGTCCAGCCCCACTCTTTAATGCTTGCCGCAATCTGACCAACTTGCTCATCACTGTGAGTACGTGCGTTTCTAGCGTACGGAATCAGTTTGGATATTTTCCATTTTTCCACTTTATCTGCTGGGTTCATGCCATCTCCATCGGTTTAGGTACATTCACAGGCCAATCATTCGCCAATGCTTTGACTGTGGATTTGTGTGCGTCATTCCACAATTTTTGTCGCTGTTCTTTGCTTAGTGTTTTCCCTTGGTCAATCTCGTAATGGCAACTCATGCAAAGGGCTGCGGTGTATTCATCACTGGCCTTTATGCCACGGCCTTTGCCATGTTGCGCCATGTTCGAATGCGCTGCCTGCACCATTAAGCCTGAGCCGCATATCTGACAATCCAAACACGCAACCAGCTTGAGCAGCTTTTTGCTGCGGATGTACGGAAACTTTAAAATCATTATTTACTGTTGCATCGCAGTGCCCTCTAAATGGGCTAGATAAGCCGTTTGTTGCTCCGTTAAACCATTTAAACCATTCTGCAAAATTGTATGCGCTAACCAGATCAATTCACCAGAATCTATACCCGTATTAAAATCGTCATTTGCATACTGTTCATTTAAAAATTCTAGCACCATCATTGCAGTCAATATTTGACCTCTTTTATCATTCATTTTTTCCTCTCCTTTTGATTTAAAAATTTCATACCGTTTACACGACTTACAAGACCAAGCCTCGCTATTGTTAAGTAATTTGTGTTGCGCTATTACGCCGCCGCATTGACACTGCTTCATTGATGCGCCCTGTCTTGTAGCCGGTTTGTGGCTTCACGACTTCTGAATATCTCAATATCCAGCCGCGCCGCCTCAATCTCCCATTTCAGCGTTTCCTCTTTTTCAATTGCCGCAGCCAGCCCCTTGATAAGTTGTTGGTAAGCAGGGTCAGCGTAAGCCTCCCGTTCTTGGGCGTTTGCGGCCTCATAACCCATCTCAAGCGCGTCTTTCATCAGCAGGGCTTTTTTAGATTTGCGGAATTCCTCAAGGTATACCCTTTGGGCTTTGGCCTCGCCGTAAGCTGGGGCTTTGTTTCGTATCGTTTGGGCTGCTTCTTCGGGTTTCATTTAGTCTCCACAAAAACAGGGTATTGCTTCTTCGTTTGGGTCAAACATATCTTTTTGCTCTGCGGCAAATTTAATCATTGATGCATAGGATGGGCGGTCGGAACGAAACACCGCACCGCTTGGCTTGGATGCCAATGCCAATGCCTCCATTTTTGCCCACCAAATACCACGTTCTGGCTTTTCTGCAATTAGAGATAACACTTGTGCTCCACCCTTTAAAAAGCAAAGGTCACAATTGCCGTGCGCAGTCACCCCATTCATGTTTGGCAGTTCAAGGTCAAAAGACTGATTGCGCCAAAACTCCCCAACAATTTCTTTTGTAACGCCAGCAGTTACTAAAGGAATCCTTGATTTATCAGCAATCTTGGCGGCTCGGCGCTGTTCATCAGCCCTCATGCCAACCCAATCCATTGTTTCGTTGTGTTCCCAACCCAAGGATTTAAGGTATTTGTGAATCGTTCTAATTTTCAATTCTGATGTGCAAAATCTAGTCACAGGGTTTGGCAAATACTGACGTTTGCGAATAAGTGCCTCGAATGGCTCACCATTTCGACTGGCGGTATCAAAGTTAACCCGCACAAAAGCTGGCTCGGCATCCCGATATTCAAGCCAATGAATCTCAACCTTCCAGTTATCAGAGCAAGATTGGACAAACTTCAAGGTTGACTCATCTTCCTTGCCAGTGTTTGCAAAACAAACAATTCCATGGGTTGGCAGTTGCCCCCCCCCAGCCTCTAATACTTTATACAACATATATGCGCTTGTGCGCCCACCGCTAAAACTGATGCACGTTGGCTCGGTTATTTCGTAAGGATTCATTTCGCCTCCATGATTGCTACATCCACTCCAGCCACCGCTGAATAGACCTTTTTGATGTTCAGCTCAAC